ATTTCAGGAAACTTTTGAGTTTCATTCATAGTCTTAGTTATATTTGCGATACTTGCAACAAGATTAGTTTGAACTATATCATTTGGATGTATTAATGTATTCCATGTTCTGTGTCTGGTTAATGTTTTAGTTTCCCAAGCATTGTCCCAGTTCTTGCCGAAACTTCCAATTGTATCTCTATCTCCGTCACGTCTCCCCTTAACAGTCAGTCTTGGTATTTCTACCGTCTTGGCATTTACTACTTTGTATTCAGGTTTAGTTGCTCCCCATAACCTTCCAAAATTTAATACATATGGATAAGCATTAGCTAATGCCTGTGCATAATGTTTTGCATAATTTGTAGCCATATATTTTCCCTCTTTTCTCTTTTATCTATTTTTTATTTTTCTTGCTTTGCTCTGACACCTATAAAGTTAAACTTAAAAGGATTTTCTTCGGAACTACCGGACCCACCTTTAGGAATTTCTTTACCCTTTAATTTTTCATTTACTGCTTTTTCTACTGCAGTTTGGAAAGCTTTTTCTACTGCTTCAATGCTTTTATTGCATTGATCCGCATCAGTAAAAACAAGAGTATCAATTAATTCTTTAGGTAAATTCTTTGATGCCAGTGTTTCATAAGCTTGAGCTTTTAACTCCCTGGTTGTTATTTCTCTTTCCCTTTTTTCAAGTGCAGCTATTCTCTTTTGCTCTTCAAACTTAGCTTTTTCATCAGCATTCATCTTTGCCAATTTTTCAGCTTCAGTTTTGGCATCTTCCAATTTCTGATTATATTCCGATTCCCATTTACCTTTAGCTGTATCTAATGCCTTTGAAATTCTTTTGTCAAATTCGCTTTGGTAAGCTTTATCTTTCAATATATCATCAAAAGACTTAGTACCCTCTTCACCTCCAGCTGCTCCACCTGTACCAGCACCACCTGTTCCACCTTCGCCACCTTCGCCACCTTCGCCACCTTCTGCAAATAGCTGTAACTTTAGTTTTGATAAAAATTCATTATTTTTCATAGCTTTTATTGAA